CAGAGGTATACAGCGGCGCTACCACCGAGAAGCAGGCCTGGGAAGTATTCCGGCCGGCTCGCCTGATGGTGATGCGCTCGCCGTTGCTGGTCGCCGCTGCGGGTATCGAGGTGAACGCCTCGAACCTGAACACCCCAGCTGATGGTGGTCGCTTCGAGCCGATCATCGGCGACCCCGGTGACGGCGCATCGCCGTCCTGCTCACTGATCGACGAGTTCCACGAACACGACAACGCCGGCCAGTACGACACCATGCTGACCGGCATGGGCGCCCGCCGGCAGCCGCTGATGTTCATCATCACGACTGCCGGCGCCAACATCGAGGGGCCCTGCTACGACAAGCGCCGCCAGGCCATCGAGATGCTGTCTGGCGTAGTGCCGGATGACGAGCTGTTCGCCTGGATCTGGACCATCGACGAGGGCGACGACTGGACGGACCCGAAGAACCTGGCCAAGGCCAACCCCAATATCGGCGTGTCGGTCTATCGCGAGTACCTGGAGAGCCAGCTCGCCCGCGCCATCCGCTCGCCGCGCTTTACCAACACCTTCAAGACGAAGCACTTGAACGTCTGGGTCTCGGCGAAGACCGGCTTCTTCAACATGGTCCTGTGGAAGGCCTGTGAGGACAAGTCGCTCACGCTGGAGCAGTTCGCCGGCGAGGAGTGCGTGCTGGGTCTCGACCTGGCGCGCAAGCTCGACTTGAACAGCATGGCCCGCCTGTTCTGGCGGGATGTCGATGGACTGCGGCACTACTACTGCGTGGCTCCGCGCTTCTGGGTTCCAGAGGATCGGGTTTACGACGAAGACAACAAGCGCATGGCCGAGCGGTTCCAGGCCTGGCTCAACTCTGGGCACCTGTACGCCACGTCAGGCGCCGAGGTGGACTACCGCGAAATCCTCGCCGAGACCCTGGAGGCGAACGCAGCGAGTCCGGTCCGTGAAAGCCCCATCGACCCTTTCGGTGCCACTGGCCTCAGTCACGAGCTGGACGACGAAGGGCTAAACCCCGTGGTCATCACCCAGAACTACACCAACATGAGCTCCCCCATGAAGGAGCTGGAGGCGGCAATCGCCTCGGGGCGGTTCCACCACGACGGCAACCCGATCATGACCTGGTGCATGGGCAACGTGATCGGGAAGTTCCTGCCTGGCAATGACGACGTGGTTCGCCCGATCAAGCAAGGCGAAGACAACAAAATCGACGGTGCCGTGGCGCTGATCATGGCCATCGGGCGCGTGGTTGCGCAGGAGCCGCCAGAAGAAACCCTCTCCGATCACATCGTGAAGCACGGTATCAGGAAGCTCTGATGGGAATTCTCAAGAAGCTGGGCCAGTGGTTCGGCAAGGGCTCCGACCCGCTGATCATCGACACGCCCGAAAAGCTCGCCCAGGTGCTGGGCGCTGCCTACGAAACCGAGTCCGGCCAGCGGGTGACCACCACCACCGCGATGCAGCAGACCGTGGTCTACAACTGCGTGCGGGTGCTGGCCGAGTCGGTCGGGATGCTGCCGTGCCGCCTTTTCAAGCAGACCGAGCGCGAGCGCCTTCCGGCCTTCGCCAATCGCCTGTATGACGTACTCGCGGTGGCACCCAACGGCTACATGACCGCCCAGGAGTTCTGGGAGCTGCTGGTGGTCTGCCTGTGCTTGCGCGGCAACTTCTACGCCTACAAGGTCATGGCGCTCGGCAACGTGGTGGAGCTGCTGCCGATCAACCCGGCATCGGTCACGCCGAAGCTGAAGGACGACTGGACGGTGGAGTACCGGGTCGACTTCAAGAGCGGCCCCAGGACGCTGACTCAGGATGAGATCTGGCACGTCCGGCTTTTCACCCTGGATGGACTCAACGGCTTGAACCCCATTGCGTACGCGCGCCAGGCGATCGGCCTGGGGCAGGCTATGGAGCGCCACGCCTCCAAGCTTTTCTCGAATGGGGCCGTCACTTCCGGTGTTCTGAAAACGGACCAGACCCTGACCGATGAGGCATTCACCCGGCTTTCTGAGCAGTTCCAGAGCGAGCACATGGGCACGGCCAACGCCTACAAACCCATGATTCTGGAGATGGGCCTCGACTGGAAGCCTATCAGCCTCAACGCCCAGGACACGCAATTCATCGAGTCGCGCAAGCTCACCGACGCGCAGCTGTGTGGATTGTTCAGGGTGCCGCCACACCTGGTGGCCAGCCTCGACAAGATGACCATGAACAACATGGAACAGATGGGCATGAGCTTCGTGAACTACGCGCTCGTGCCGATCCTGACCCGTATCGAATCGCGCATCCGCGTGGGCCTGCTCAGCGAGAAGGACAGGAAAACGCACTTCGCGAAGTTCAACGCCGGCGCCCTGATGCGCGGTGACCTCAAGGGGCGATACGAGTCCTACGGCAAGGGCATTCAGTGGGGAATCCTCAGTCCCAACGATTGCCGCGAGTTGGAGGACTACAACCCCCGCGAAGGCGGCGACATCTACCTGACCCCGATCAACATGACCACCAACCCGGAGGCACCCGATGCTGACAAAACAACGCCTTGATGTGCCGCTCACCATCAAATCGGTGAGCGACAGCGGCGAGTTCGAGGGCTACGGGTCCGTGTTCGGCGTGGTGGACAGCTATGGCGATGTGGTGGTGCGTGGCGCCTTCGAGGCCTCGCTGGCTCGCTGGAAGGAAAAGGGCCGGCTTCCGGCCATGCTCTGGCAGCACGACAGCGCCGAGCCCCTCGGCCCCTACACCGAGATGCGCGAAGACGAGAACGGCCTGTATGTGAAGGGCCGCCTGCTGATCGACGACGACCCGCTGGCGAGGCGCGCTCACGCGCATATGAAGGCCGGCAGCCTGTCCGGCCTGTCGATCGGCTACATGCTCGATGACTACGAATACGACAAGGAGAAGGGCATCTGGCTGCTGAAGGCGATCGACCTGTGGGAAGTCTCCCTGGTCACCTTCCCGGCCAACGATGAGGCCCGGATCTCTGATGTGAAAAGTTTGCTGGCCCGCGGTGAGACGCCGCCGCCGAGCAAGGTGGAGCGAGCCCTGCGCGAGGTTGGGTTCTCTGGCTCCCAAGCCAAGGCCTTCATGGCCAAAGGCTATAGCGCTGCCTGCCCGCGTGATGCGGACGCCGGCGCTGCGCTCGACTCCCTGAAATCCCTGATGAATCGCATGTGAGGAGAACCCCATGCCCGCTGATATCCAAGATGTGAAACAGGTTGCCGACGAGCTCGGCGCCAAGTTCGACGAGTTCAAGCTGAAGAACGACAAGCGTATCGATGCCTTGGAGGCCGAGAAGGGCAAGCTGGTCGAGCAGGTCGACGGCCTGAACGAAAAGCTCGGCGAGCTCGACGAGATGAAGAGCGCGCTGGAGAAGGAGCTGGCCGGCCTGAAACGCCCGGATGGTTCCGGCACCAAGGCGGCAAGCGAGCATAAGACCGCCTTCATGCAGTTCGTGCGCAAAGGCGTCGACACCGGCCTGGGCGAACTTCAAGCCAAGGCTCTGCAGATCGGCGTCGATGCCGATGGCGGCTATGCCGTGCCGGAAGAGCTCGACCGCACCATCATCGAGCTGCTGCGCGACGAGTCGCCGATGCGCCAGGTGTGCGGCCAAATCACCGTCGGCACCCCGGACTACAAGAAGCTGGTGAACCTGGGCGGCGCTGGCGCTGGCTGGGTTGGCGAAACTGCGCCGCGCCCGGAGACCAACACGCCGACCCTGGCGCAGATCGCTGCCTTCATGGGCGAGATCTACGCCAACCCCCAGGCTACCCAGACCAGCCTCGATGACATGTTCTTCGATGCCGAGGGCTGGCTGAACGGCGAAGTGGCTCGCGAGTTTGCCGAGATGGAGGGCAGCGCCTTCCTGCTCGGCAACGGCACCAACAAGCCGAAGGGTGTGCTGGCCTACCCGCTGGCGCTGACCAACGACAAGACCCGCCCCTACGGCACCCTGCAGAAGCTGATCAGCGGCACCGCCGGCGCGTTCAACGGCGACAAGCTGATCGACATGGTGCATGCCCTCAAGGCGGGTTACCGCGGCAACGCCACCTGGATGATGAACAACCTGAGCGTGGCTTACGCCCGCAAGCTCAAGGACAGCGAAGGCAACTACCTGTGGCGCCCCGGCCTGGAAGCCGGCCAGGCATCCAGCCTGCTGGGCTACGGCATCACCGAGAACGAGGACATGCCGGATATCGCGGCAGACGCCAACGCGCTGATGTTCGGTGACTTCAAGCGCGGCTACACCATCGTGGATCGCATCGGTACCCGTGTGCTGCGCGACCCCTACACCAACAAGCCCTATGTGGGCTTCTACACCACCAAGCGCGTCGGCGGCATGCTCGTCGATTCCCAGGCGATCAAGGTCCTCACCCTGTCCGCCGCTTAATCCTGGCGGCCGGCTTCGGCCGGCCCCTCCCTGGAGGAACTCGCTATGCCTTTGATTCACGTCGAGGAGGCTTTCCCCTTCTCTCCGGATGGCAACGAGGTCGTCACCATCGAGACCGGTGAGCAGGAAGTTTCCGATCGCTGCGCACTGGTGGCGGTGGAGCACCTGCAGGTGGCCTGGCTGGTGGATGGCTCCGCGGCTGAAACCAACCCGCTGAAGATGAACGTCCCGGACCTGAAGGCTTGGCTTACTGCCAAGGGAATCGCCTTCGACGCCAACGCGAACAAGGCCGCGCTGCAGGCGCTGGTCCCGAAAGATGATTGACCTCGCCGTGGTCAAGGCGCACCTGCGAGTGCGCCACTCCGAGGATGACACCTACATCCAGGACCTGATCACGGACGCCGTTGACACCTTCAATGCCCGAACCAACCGGACCCTGGTGGCTGCCGATGGGCAGCTGCCGGATCCGGTCGGCAACGCCATCCGCATGACCGGCTCGATCCGCCGCGGCGCGCTGCTGCTGATCGCGCATTGGTACTCGAACCGCGAGGCGGCGGTAATCGGCACCATCACCTCAGAACTCCCGATGGCCACTCAATACCTCTGGGAGTCCCACCGCTGGATCAATGTGCGCTGAAGGCGCCGCCAGCCACTGTAGGAGCGAACAATGAAACTCAAGGCCATCCAGCCCGTGTACCGCGAGGGTCGATTGGTTCAGCCCGGCGAGCCGTTCGAGACCACTGCGGAAGACGCCGCCGCCCTGATCGAAGAAGGCAAGGCGCGCGATCCGAATGCGAAGAAGCCGGCTGCGAAGGCGTCGCGGCCGTCGGCCCAGGCCGAGAAGTCGGAGTAGGCCATGCGCGCAGGCAACCTTGACACACCGGCCGACCTGCTGGCGCTGGACGTTGACCTGGTGGCCTGCAAACTCGATTGGCTCTGGTGCGGCATCCAGACCAAGGAGAGTGCGGAGCCGCCGTTCCCCTCCGGCCTGCGCAGCCCTGCCAAAGTAGCGATTCGCGCATGGTGGGATTCGCGCATCCAGCAGGGCCGATACCTGCTGGCCGACGGGCGCCTGTTCCACATCGACAGCGCCCGCGACTTCACCGGGCGCCGCGCCGAGCTGGCGATCACGGCGACCGAGCTGATCGGTGAGCCCGCTCAGTATCGCGCCGCCGGCGCGCCACCCAGGCCCTGCCGGGTGTTCATGAACTACGACGCCCTGCGCCTGGACGAGAACGGCCAGGCCACCAGCTACCGCATCCGCGGCGAGGTGGCGCTGATCGAAACCGGCCGGGTGCAGGTGGACGACCTGCTGAAGGTCTCCGGCGTCGACTATGTGGTGATCGACTACGCCAACGACACCGACGACGGAATCGTGCGGGGCGTCTGGCTGGAGCGTGTCCAATGATGAGAGTCCGGTTGGTCGGCGTCACCGCGGCCGAAGAAACGCTCAAGAGCATCGGGAAGAAGATTGACCCGGTATTGCGCGGCGCCCTCAACACAACAGCCACCCAGGTCCGCAAGCAGCGCTACAACGCCCCATTGCGGGTGGCGTTCCCCAGTGGGTTTATCAACAAGGCCATCGTTATCAAGCGGGCGAACAGCAAGCGCCGGGATGCGCGGCTGATTCCCTCATCGTCGGGCGTTATGGTCACCCAGTACAAGCACTGGACTTTCATGAGGATCGACCGCACGCGCGCCCGCATCGTGGTGACGGGGCCATACGGCCGGAAGCTCGCAGCGGGGTTCGTCAACCCGAAGGGGCGAAAGCGGTTGCCGCTGTCGACCCGAAGCAGCAAGGCCCGGGTGCTGAAGAACCCGAGCAAGAACCGCACGCCGCATATCAAAAACTACGTCTATGCCCACCCCTTGGGCGAGGCCATGGGGCCATCCGTTGCGCACTGGTTCAAGGTGCTGACGACCCCCACCACCATTCGGTGGACGAACGCATTCCTTCAACAGGAGCTCTGGCGCCGCGTGCGCGTGGAGCTGGCCAAGGTCCGCTGAGGCACCCATGACACGAAGCAAAGCCAGCCAGATCACCAAGGATCTGCGCGAGCGCCTGGGCGAGATTCGACCGGAGAACGGCTACCTGACCGCCATCAAGCGCGTATACGGGCCGACCGATCGCGTGGACGACAGCGAGCCCAAGCCCTTTCTGATCGTGCGCCCTGCAAGCGACTCGCGAACCGGGGCGGCGAAGACCCAGGCGGGCCGGGTTCGGCTCTTCGAGATTGAAGCGGTGTTCGGCAAAAGCGCCGGCGAAGAGGATCTGGACGACGTTCATGTCGATGTCCTTCGCGCGCTCGGCTTCGGCCACGAAGATGAGGACCGGAAGTTCAAGGGGCTCATCGAGGACGAAGATGAGGCGGTCCAGCAGTTCGCCGCGGAAGGGCGCAACTACCACAGCACCACCATCACCATCGGCGTCTTCTACGTCGAGACCTACAACTGATAGGCCGCTGGCCACAGGAGACACCCATGCTCTACACGCAACTGTTCCGCGGCATCACCAGCGTCGCGCCCTATCCCACGAATGTGTTCCAGGAGCTGTTCAAGCTGCAGACCACCAGCGCGGAACCGCAGAGCACTGAGATCACGATTCCGGACCCGACTCGCCTCGGCCTTCCCGAGCTGGACGGCGTGACCTCGATCTCCGGCATGAACATCACCGGCGAGGCGGTCGACCTGTCGCCGGCTGCCGCGGCGGTGCTGATGTATGGTTCGGTGGAGAAGGTCCCGGCCGGCGAGGTGGAGGAAGAGGTCCAGGACGCTTACGTGGATCGGATCATCCGCCTGGCGCATATCCCCCTCGTCGTCGGCGCGGTCACCGGTTCTAGCGGGACGCCGACCTATGTGCGAGGCGTGGACTATGCCGTGACTCCCGGCGGCATCCGGGTGCTGAAGGGTGGCGCGCTGGCAACAGCGATCAACGCCACGACCGCGCCGGTGGACGGCGGCCTGAAGCGCCTGCCGATCGAGATCAGCTACAGCTACCCGACGGTGGATGTGGTCAAGGCCTTCATCACCACCCGCCGCTTCTACCGGGTGATGTTCGAGCAGATCAACGAAGGCGGCAACGGCGAGAAGCGCCGCATCACCTGCTACTACGCGCGCATCAGCCTGAACGGCGGTGTGCCGCTGAACCAGGGGACCGACTTCGGTACGATCCCGGTACAGATCACCTTGCTGCCTGACCCGAATATCTACGAGCCGGGCGAATCCGCGATCTGGACCTGGGAAGTTCAGGACACCGAAGCGGCTTAACTACCCGCTCGGCTTTCGGGTACATTCCCTTCCAGCTCACCTGGGAGGGATACCGATGAAATGCCCCAAATGCGGACATGAGCCGACACTGAAAGAGCTGCAGGACAGTCCAGATGACTGCACCCATTGCGGTGTGAATTTCGCGAAGTATCGTCAGATTCAGGCGCGTGAAGAACAAGGGCGTGAGGCAACTGCGCTCGCCATGGCGAAGGCCTCACCGCAAGTGCGGGCCGCGCTTACCGACTATCCAGGTGCTCAGCCGGTGGTGGTGATCGACCTGAACATGAATTTCTGGTCGATGGTGAAGTTCATGGTGAAGTGGGCGTTCGCCTCGATCCCTGCATTGCTGATCATTTTCGCGCTTGGTTTGGCGCTTTCGGTCGCATGGAATGCGCTCCTTGGCTTCCCAGGCATGGGAAAAGTTCCGTCCAGCGTTGTTCCAGGGGCTTCAATCGGAGAGCCTGCCGAAAGCACCTATATGGACATGCCTTCTGAGCCAGACGTGGCGTACTTCCTGCTGAAGATGCATAAGTCAGACATTGGCACTGTTGATTTAGAACTCAAGCGAAACGCCCCTTCAGGCGTCACCTACCAAGCCTTAAGTGTGGATTGCACCACGCGAATGATTTCAGTGGATGCCAGTTCCCCGACTTACTCCGGAATGATTGCGGCGCAATCGCCAGGTGCCAAGGTCAAGCCGCCAATCGGCACCACCCGAGATTTCCTAATAAGCAGAGCTTGTCGCTAATTTCAGAATTCGAAGAAGCCCGCCGAGTGCGGGTTTTTTCTTGCCCGGAGAAAAGCATGTCAGACCTTGGAGTCTTGTTCCCTCAGCCTGAAATCGTTGTCGTGGACGGCCTTGAGGTGAAGCTTCATGCGGTGCAGATGCGCCACTTTGCGTTGTTCGGCGCCACAGCAAACGCGCTCATTCAAGTCCTCGCCGGCGGCGCTGTGGAGTCCATCCATCGCTTTGGCGAGACCCACGCGAACGCGCTTGTAGCTGCAGTCAGCTCCACAACGAGCATTTCGCGTTGGCGAGCCAAGCGCCTGCCGGCCAGTGTGCTGATGCAGGTGATGCTTCTAGCTATCAGAGTGAATGGGGCTTTTTTCGCCCAGGCCCAGAGCGCAGCAATTCAGGCGCTGGCTGGGCTGCAGTCGCCGTCCGCCTCGTAGTTGCGGGATTCGCATGGGAAGAGGTCAAGCAACTGACCCTGCCCCAGATCGAGGCGTTCTTGGGCGAAGCGGACAGGCTCCAGCGGTCTGACCGGCGGGTGGATCTGATCCTGGCCAGAACCGCCCAGGCGAAACCGAAGTACTTCCAGCAGCTTCTGAAGGAATTTGAAGATGGCCGGTAAAGTCGTCACCCAGCTGATCATCGACGGCGTCAACAAGACCAAGGCCATGTTCAGTGATGTGAACAAGGACCTCGACCTCACTAACAAGGCACTGGCCAAGACTGGAAGCCTGATTGCCGGCGCCTTCACTGTTGGCGCACTGGCTGCCGGCGTGAAGGCGGTTGCGAATACCGCCGACGCCTACAATGCGATGAACGCGCGCCTGCGGCTGGCTACTGGATCGCAGGAAGAATTTAACCATGCGATGCAGGAGCTGCAGCGCATCGCCTATGCAACCGGACAGCCTGTCGAGGCCCTGGTCACGCTCTACGGGCGGATCAGCCGGCCGCTGAAAGAAGCGGGTCGATCACAGGATGACATCCTCAAGGTCACTGAGGCGGTTTCGAATGCGTTTCGCGTGTCTGGCGCATCAGCCGAGGAAGCCGAGAACGGAGTGATCCAATTTGGCCAGGCCTTGGGCGCCGGTGCACTTCGTGGCGACGAATTCAACAGCGTGGCCGAGCAGGCTCCACGTCTGATGCAGGCACTGGCAGACGGAATCGGGGTGCCGGTGTCCGCATTGAAGAGTCTCGCGGCGGAAGGGAAGTTGACTGCCGATGTCGTGACGAACGCGCTACTTAAGCAACTACCGAAGCTCAGTGAGGAATTGAATGCGTTTGGGGATTCAGTGGCGAAGGAGTGGACCGCCATTGAGGATGTGATTCAGCGCTGGGTTGGCCAGGCGAACACTGGGCCTCTGATTGAGTCCTTGAAGGAACTGCGAGAGGAGCTTGCTAAGCCAGAGGTCCAGAACAACTTGACCACTTTGGCAAGTGCTCTAGTTCGCCTTGCGGCTGCTGCTGCGCAGGGCGGATCGCTGTTCGCGGGGTTTGGCGATGACGTTGGTTATCTCGCGACCCGGCTTACTGGGAGCGTCTCCGAGTTTGATCGTGTCAATAAGGAAATCCAGAAGCTTGAGGCTGCAGATGATGGATTTGGCCTTCTGGATCTCTTCTACACGGATGAAGAAATCAAGCAGAAGCTGGCCGAGTTCAAGGCCTACCGCGAGCAGCTAGACACACAGCTAACCGGGATGACGGCTGATGCCAGAAAAGCCGCCGAGGAGGCCTCCGCTCAAGTAGAGGCGATCGAGCAGGCCCGTTATGCGGCGAGCCTTGCTGCGAACCGAGGCTACCTCGATAGCCTGCGACAGCTCCGAGATGATCGCGTTAAGGCAGTCGAAGCGACCGCAAAGAAAGAGCAGGCAGCGGAAGCAACAGCACTCTCGGCTGTGGAAAAGGTACGGCAGGATCGCTTGTCGGTCGAAAAGCGTTATGCGGATGCGATCGCCCAACTGCAGGCTGGCGCCGGCGGTGATGCGAGCTACGGAAAAGCCCAAGCACTTAAGCAGGCCGCTAATAGCGCGCTCCAGCGAGGCGATGCCGAAACGGCACAAAAGCAGGCGCAGAAAGCTCTCGAGGTGCTGCTTCAGTTGCAACAGGCTGGAGAAAACACCTACGGGTTCACCGGCTTTGCCAAGGAGTTGCAGCAGATCGAGCTGGCCGCCAATGACCTTCAGCAAACCAATGCGGACAAGAAGCTCGAAGATATTCGTACCAAGATCAAGGATCTCGCCGAGGAGGCCAGTAGGCTTCAGAACGTGCAGATCTCGTTCAACCTCCCTCCGGAGGAGATCGAGAAGCTGAAGACGACGCTTCAGGACATCTCGTCGACACCCATCCTCATCCCCGTCCAACTCGTCCCCACTGGCGAGATGAATGCGGTTTCGGGGGTTCAGCCTCAGTTGTCATTCCCGACAACCAATGGCTACGCCAAAGGCACGAACAGCGCGGCGCCTGGCATTGCCTGGGTTGGTGAGCGAGGGCCGGAGCTGATGGGGTTCAACGGTGGCGAGAAGGTGCTGACCGCGATGGCCTCCGGGAATCTCGCTGCGCGGCTGGAAGGGCTGTCGATCCCCGACATGGTGTCGCCGTCTGCCGCCGCGGCAGCGGGCGAGGCCGGCGGCCGGATGCCCGATCTTGGCCGCCTGGAACTGGGCATGAACGGCGAGTCCGTCGAGCTGTACGGCACCCAGCAATCCCTCGATCAGTTGATCCGTCTCCAGCGCCTGAAGCGCGGCGGGACCAAGCGCTAAGGAAACCTCATGGACTACCCACTGCTGACCCTTGGGGGGATTCCCATTCCCCCCGAGGCGGGTGCGCCTGACCAATCGCGTGACCCAATCCAGGGCGCGACCGTGCTGCGAATGAGTGATGGTGCGGCGGTGAAGATGACGCATTGGAGCGGCAAGGCCTCCGGCGAGATTTCGGGCTCCGGCCTAATTCCGCTCGGCCTCGACGCCCTGGATTACGCCCAGCCGCTGGAGCTGCTGCTTACCCAGCCGCGAAGCATCGCCCAGGTGGGCCGCAACTTCGTGTTGCCGTCTCCCTGCCGTCCTGATCGGGAGCCGTGGGGGCACGCCCTGGTTGCTGGGCGGTGGAGGCCTGTCCCGTGTTCCCGCGTGGGCCAGAACGTGAGCCTGAGCGCAGCGACCGGCGCCACCCTTTACATGGTCCAGTGGATGCCGGCCTACAGCGTCTTCGCCGACCCTCCGCAGGAGACCATGAGCGGAGCCCATGGTTGGACGCTCACCTGGCAAGAGGTTTGACATGCTCATAAACGGATTGCCGCTGAACAGCGCCCCGCTCAACTCCAGCGCGATCCAGTCCGACCCGCCCATCCCACAGCCTGGCCGCACCGACTTCCGGTGGCGCCTGGTCCTGCTGGTGGGAGGGGAGGACTGGAGCGCACGCTTGACCGGTGACGTCGAGGTGGACCGCGAGGAGAACGCGGCGGGTATCGCCACCTTCACCTTGTGCCTGCCTCTGGGGCCGGTGATGCCGACCGCTTGGCGCGGTAAGCCGGTAACCCTCGATTTCGTCTACGAGGTCGACGGCATCACCTTCACCAGCCGTCGGCACACTGGCCGCATCGTAGAGCCCAGCTGGGACAGCAGCACGCGCAGCCTGCACTGCACCAGCAGCGACCAGATCCAGCAGCGCATCGAGGCGATGGAGATCGCGGAAATCGATGGCCTGACGCCGCTGGCCAACTGGTCGCAGGATGTCTTCGAGGCAGTGAGCGGGCGCAGCCGGTGGGACTACTCGCAGGAGCGGCTGAGCTCGCTACCTGGTGGGCTCGACACCGCACCGGACGGGACGATTCGCTTCAACCCCTGGTGGTCGGCGCTGACGCCACACTTTGAGTTCGCCGCCGGCGACGTGGTGGACGGCTCGATTTCGGTTGCGCTGGCCGACCTCGGCGCCCAGACCAACGTCGTGGAGATCGAGGCTGGCCACCGCTTCCCCAGGCTCTGGCAGCACAACTTCCAGTTTGGCTGGCAGCACCCGGACACCGGCGGCCTTGTCGGCATTCCCGGCTTCTGCATCTGGAGGCATGCAATCACCAGCGAGCTGCCGACATGGGACATGATCCGCGAGGCGACGGAAGCGCAGGGCCTGTCTGTTCTGCCCGGCGTCCGCCTGGATCGCCTACCGCCAACGGGTGTGTACTGTGATCCGCCGCAGTCATGGATCAATAACAGCTACGACGAGCGCCTGGTGCTGGCGGCGACCTGGGTCGGTTCGCTGCGGGAGGTCCAGCAGGTCACTGAGACCTACAACCTGCGAGTTGTGGCGACGCAGAGCGTGTCGGATTCTGGCGAGGTGATCTCGCGCACCAGCGCGGCGATCCAGATCGAGAACGACCAGGCGGACAAGTGGGAGTCGACGCCCTTCGGGCTGCCCGCCGAGGGCGAGAACTCGCCCGGCGGAATCATCGGTGGAACGGCCGGCGGCGGGCCAGCACCTGGCGTTGGTATGACCGACTTGCGCGACGAGGCGCGCCGGCAGTCGGCGCTGAAGTGCGTGCTGGCTCAGGCCTACGCGACCATCGTCGGCGCCCACCGCGGGACGACGGTGACCTGGGACGTTCCATCCGCTTGGGCAGTGGACGTCGACCTGGTTCATACCCTGAAAGTGCAGGCTCAGGGTGTACTCGCCTCGGGCAAGTGTCGCCAGGTGGTGGACAAGTTCAGCCTCGACACTGGTTCGGCGCTGACCACCCTGAGCATTGCGCTTCTGCTGGGTGGCGGCGGGGAATCTGCCGCGCTGGTACCGCCGGCCTATGACACGTCGACGGCTACCCCGCCAACCGGCGGCGGCACATTGCCGACGCAGATCGGGGGCCTGAGCACCAGCCCACCCTACGACGACGAGTTGGACGGGTTCAGCGGCAACTATTCGACGATCGACAACGACGAAGGCCAGGAGCCCTATCCGCGGCGCTTCGCCGTACCGACTCCGGAGATTCCGGAGGAGATCCGCGACGAGTGGAAGGCGACCGTGGCTCAGACCTACGGCATTTCCTTCCCCAACGACACCCTGGAGCTTTCGTAATGGCAACCCTTGAGCAGCGGCGCCGAGCGATCGGCGCCACGAATGAGGCTGCCCGGCGCGCGCTGGGGCGTAACAACGAAGCGGCGCGCCGAGCCATCGGCACCAGCATGGAAGCGCAGCGCCGCGGCACCAGCGTGATCGACGACCTGAACGATGTCGTCACGCCGACTCAGCAAGGGCGGGTACTCAACACGCTGGATGCCAGGGGCTCCCGCCCAGCGGCGCGCGGCGTAGCGGAGTACCGGCCACCTGCCGGCGGCACCGGTACCGGCGGTGGGATCGCCAGCCCGCTGACTGAGCCTGATGCGGCGACGCGGGAATACTTCGACCAGGTGCTTCTACCGACTACGGACGGCCTGGTGTGGGTGCGCTGGAAGAGCCTCAAGAAAATCAACATGGTCGACGCGAACAACTCGCCGGTGGCCTTCGAGTTCAAGAACGGAGTGCAGCAATGAGGTTCCTCAACAACTGGTCCACCACGCTTACTGGGGCGCTGGCTGCTGGCGGTACTACTCTGCCGATCGCCCTGGACGTCGCCGCGCTGCTCATCGAGGGCGAGGACTACCTGGTGACGCTCACCAACGAGGAGCGCACGGAGTGGGAGATCGTGAAGGCCACTCGCTCCGGCTCGACGGTGGCGATCGCGCGCGGCCAGGAAGGCACTTCCCCAGGTACTTGGGCTAGTGGGGCCGAGGCCTATATCTCGGTGACCGCGGGCACGCTGCAGCAGTTGTTCGACGCCGCGCCTGCCTCGGTGATTCTCGGCGATGACATTCCGAATGCAGCGCCGCCGGCACCAGGAGCGGTTTACCTGATCGCCAACAGCACCGGCAGTTCTCCGGTCTGGCTCGCCGTATCAGACCAGTACTTGGAGGACTGGGTGCGCATTGCGGGCCCTGCGCGCAACACTGTGTGGTCCGTTGGCGATGTGCTTGCACCGCTCGCCATCGATCGGATGGATCGTGAGGTGACAATCGTCGTCAACCCAGACGCAGTTGGTCCACTGATTCAAGCCGAGGTCCAACTGCCGGACTGGCCGGTGATCCGTGAAGACCTGGTGATCGATATCACCCTGCTCACCGGGACCAGTCGTAGCGTGCAACTGGATATTCAGTTCCCGCACGACGTCGATGGGTTCTCCATCGACTCTGGTGCGGTCGGTGCGACTGCTGCATACGGCCAGGACTTCCTGCGCATGACCGCCACCGAGTCCGTGCGCATCACTCTCCAGGGCCTTGAGTACTACGCCGAGAACGAGGGCGATCCGAAGCTGGTGTACGCCAACATCGTCGTCAGCAAGCCACCGGTGGAAGAGTTCGTGCCGGTCGATCCGATCTCTGGAGGCTGATCATGGCGTTTCCCAATACTCCGCTGGACCCGGTGCCGGCGATGTGGGGCTGGCCGTGGCACGGGCCACTGTCCTGGAACGGCACGGCCGGGTGGGTGAGCCTGCTCAGCGGGAGAACGGTTCCGGTCACCAGCGTGACGCACTGGACTTACCTGTGGGATATCGGGATGCCAGTGGCCACGGTCGAAACCGACGATCCGGACGAGCAATGGTGGAACGTTGCCGTTCTGCGCGCGCCTCGTGGCGGCCGGGCGCTGTATGCCTACGGCGGCCAGATGATCAACGCCGGCGCCATCTTGCTGGGTGAAGTAGTCGGCCAGCTCGGCTTGGTCGTGAGCTCGGACAGCGACAATCACCTGATCAGGATCACTCCCGGCGTCGGGGTGATGGACGAGCAGAATCACTGGGTGGGCAGCGAGCGCACCATCACCATCCCCTGGGCTGATCTGGACATCAACGTTCCGACCGAGACGGTGACGAACGTCGAGGCTCAGGTGCTGGATCGGCGGCCCGATGGCTCAAAAATGATCCTTCGCCTCATGCGCTCCTATCCGCAGCAGCAGATTTCGTCCGAGGAGACGGTGGCGCTGTTGGAGTTGAGCCTGTCTGGCACCTTCGGCAACCTGGTCGCAAGTCACACGGTGCTGGCGAGCGGGGAGGACTGTCGCGGGCGTCTCACCGTCACCGCAGACCCGGGCGAGAACCCCGGAACCATCGTGACCGGCGGTATCAACCGCGCACGGGTGGGTGAGTTCACCTGCGACTACTCGATTGATAGCGACTACTGGGCCTGGTATGGCCAGGACGGCGAGCCGCAGATCGTCCACTACACGGCTCGCGCCGTCGGTACTGTCGTTCGCACTGCGTCGGTCAGCGGGGCGGGATCGGACATGGTGTTCACCTCGGCGAAGCAGGAAAGCTACGACCACACCTACACCATCGTGGCTGGCGGCCTGGCCGTCACTGTGCCGGCACACAGCATGGTTGACGTGAGCGCCACGGCCTATGGCTCGAGCGGCAACCATACCGTGGACAGCGGGACCGTCGTTGTGGAATTTGGGACGACCTCCATTCGCAACGACACCATTGGCTCGGACAGTCCGGGTGGCATCGACGAGATCGGCTTTTTCCGCCCGCCGGCAGAGGGTTCAACCGTCGCGCTGTTGCCTGCCATGTACGCATGGGCGTCCGGAGGCTTTCTCGGTGTACAGCCCCTGCTGGCGTTCGCCGACGTCTCGAACCTGGCAGTGGAGATCCTGCTGCGGTACCCGGACAACGTCACCACCGTCTACGTGCCTGAGCTGCGCTACTTCACCCCGGCGCTCACGCCGACAGGAACCTTCGGTGATGTCTTCACCTACAAGACCGAGCAGGGGCAAAACGCCGGTCTCGATCTCGCCAGTTACAACCCCGTGACGCAGCAGTGTCTGCGCCATCTGGACCTCCCGGCCTTCGGCTGGGTGTAACCCCCCAACGACAGGAGCGAAGCCAGCATGCAGCCGGCCTGCCTTCCCCTGCGCCTCATTCGGGGCGCGACCTACCGTGACACCCGGCGGCTGATGCAGCCGCCGAAGGAGTTCCGCCTGATCACGGGTATCTCGTCCACAGCGCCGGTGCGGCTAACGGTGCCCGCCCATGGCCTTGGCGGCGACTGGCTCGCCTGGGTGGTCGGTACCACCGGTTTGCTCGACCTGAACCGCGAACCGCCTCGGCAGCTTCCGCACCGGGTGGAGATCATCGACGCCGACACGCTGGAGATCGGCAGCCTGAACGGCGCGGGGTTCAAGCCGGCGGCCGGCGCGGGGCAACTGATCTACCAGCCCCCGGTCGACCTGACCGGCGCGACGGCCCGTATGACGTTCCGCAGCGAGGAGGAGGGCGGTGCAGACCTGCTGGTGCTGACCACCGGCGCAGGAGTCACCCACACCGCCCCGGGCACGCTCACTGTCGAGATCGCGGCGGACGTCACTGCCGACATCACCTGGACCAGCGCCTGGTACCACCTGGAGATCACCTTCCCCGACGGCACGGTGAGCCGCTTCTTCCGCGGGCCGGTGACCGTAGAACAGTGAGGCCAGCATGACCGACACCGAGCAGATTGAACAATGGGCGGTGGCCGTCGAGAGCGATGGTGCGCCGTTCGTGCTCGAGCAGATCAACGAATACGCCGTCACCGTGGAGGCCCCGCCCGAGCTGGTGGTGGTCACCGTCGGCGAGCAAGGGCCTCCGGGCGTGCAGGGAATCCCAGGGCCGGCCGGTGGTAGCGCGCTGCAGAAGATCGCAGCCGTGCCGCTCAGCGGGCACCGCATGGTGTTCTCCATCGATGGCATAGCCGTCAATTACGCCGACTGCAGGGCCCTGGCCAACCGCGCGAACACGCTGGGCATGACGCTCGGGGCTGCCGATCAAGGCGCGCCGGTGAACGTCCAGCGGACTGGCGAGGTTATCCACAGCGGCTGGTCCTGGGACGACGGCCCGGTGTTCCTGGGTCATGACGGCAACCTGACCCAAGCCCTACCGCCGACGGCGGCGTTTTCGCTGATCGTCGGCTTCGCAATGAACCCAACGACTCTCTTTCTCGACCAGGGCGTGGCGATCACGCTGGAGGCTCAATAGATGGCTGGCAACAAGTACCTCACCAACCTGAACGGCAACCTGCAGGAAGTCGTTGCGCTGCAAACCTCTGCTGGTGCCGGGAGTGCCGGAGCGATCCCTGCGCTGGATGCGAGTGGGCGCTTCGACACCTCGATGATGCCGGTGGGCCTTGGCGCCGACACCGCGGTGATTACCGCCAGTGAGGCCCTGGCGGCTGGCGACTATGTGAATGTCTGGTCGAACGCCAGCGCATTCGCCGTGCGCAAGGCTGACGCCAGTGGTGGGGTCGCGAAACAGGCCCACGGGTTCGTCCTGGCCGCGGTCGCTTCTGGTTCCGCTGCGACTGTGTACTTCGAAGGCACCAACACCCAGGTCAGCTCGATGACCCCCGGTGACGTCTGGCTCAGCGCTGCAACTCCGGGCAAAGGCGTGGCCAGCCCGCCCACCGCCTCCAGCAACATCCAGCAGAAACTCGGCGTCGCAGTCGCGGCAGCCGCCGTGAACGTCGAGCTGGGTCAACCTATCATTCTGGCGTAATCCACCATGGCCTGGCGCAAACCATTCTCCAACCAAGGCGGCTACTCGCGAGAGATGCCGCCCGAGGACGTGCTCGACGCTCGAAGGGGTACGCTCTTCGTTGCTGGCACCTCGGGCCTGCAGCGTCATGAGGACGTCGCCAGCTATAAC